CTCAACAGCGTTCTCTTGTTCGCAATTTCGTTTCTATCTATGACATTTCTAGTCAGTCTGGAAAGACTGTTCAAGTACCCATTTATCCAGAAGTTGCAGCCGCAGCACTAACCGAAGGGACTGACCTTGCATCCACAGCCGTTAGCACTAGCTCAGTGACAATTACTGTCGCAGAAGTCGGTGTGCAAGCTGTGTTGACTGATCTTGCCGCTCAAGCTGCCGCTGGTGATGTTGCTGGCGACTTAGGCCGAGTTCTAGGTGAAGCCGTAGCTAAGAAAATGGATAAAGACCTAATCGGCTTGTTCACTGGTTTTTCTCAAGGATTTGGCGCGGCAGGCGCGGAGCTAACTGTTGCTGACTTCTTTAAAGCGGCTGCAACCCTCAGTGCCAATGGCGCAAGCGGTCAACCATCTGCAATCATTCATCCATTCCAAGCCTATGCCCTTAAAGCCAACATGACTAACACCTTTGTTAACCCGAATGGCGGTGACTTGCAGAATGAAGCCATGCGATCTGGTTATGTCGGTCAATTAGCTGGTATTAACGTCTATGAATCTTCCAACATTGCAGTTGACGGATCAGATGATGCTATTGGCGCAGTGTTTGTACCTTCTGCATTAGGTCTAGCCGTATGCTGGGATGTGAAGATCGAGCCGCAGCGTGACGCATCCATCCGTGGGTTTGAGCTAAACGCTACAGCCTGTTATGGCGTTGGTGAGTTAGTTGACTTGAATGGCGTTAAGTTAACCGCAGATGCAGCGTTGTAGGGAGTAGCTTATGGCTATGAGTGCCGATAAAGATTTGTCGGCTATCTTACCTGATATTTTAACTCTTGGAATCCCCTCATTTGCAGGGGAACATGCAAAAGTTAAGACCGATATTTTACGAAAATTGCGTAAAGATTGGTGGCCTAAAAAGGGCTTATCAGGTGAGCTAAATCCCAGCCTTTTAACTGATTCACAGTTTACCAAAGCCGCTGCTTATTTAGTGTTATGGAAATACGCCATACCTATGCTGGCAACTTGGGATGAGGGTGATCGTTTTTATAAAATGATCTCTTTCTACAAGCTGAGATATGAGGAAGAGTGGGACGATGTGTTAATAGATGGGATTTCCTACGATGCAGACAATGATGGTGTTGTGACTGCCGATGAAAGAGAACCCATCCATTTTGGAAGGCTGACACGTTAAATGAATATCAGCGCAACTATCAACACAGCTAAAGTTATGGCGGCTTTAAAAAAGGCCCAACCATCACCACAGCAAACTAAACGCGCTCTAGGTCGAGCAGCGTCAGAGCATATTTTAAATATGTTAAAACGTGTTGATAGTGGTGTTGGTTTAAAAGGCGTATTCAAACCATATCATCCTAAATATGCAATGTTTAGATCAAAAAAAGGCCGAAGTGCTAGCAAAGTAAATTTACAGTTTACGGGAAGAATGTTGGCTAATGTATCGCTGACTTCAATCAGCCCGTCTAAAGCAGTTATTGGCTTTTCTAGCGAAACAGAAAGAAGAAAAGCAATTGCAAATCAAAAGAGGCGGCCTTGGTTTGGAGTGAATAAAAGTGAGCAGAATTTAATTACATCAAGATTTATATTTGAGATTTTCAAATGAGCGTCAGAGAAAGCATTGCCGCAAATATTGTCGAAGTTCTGGGGGCAATGGATGATCCGCTTTTAAAGAAAATCACGCGCCAGCCATTTGATTACGAGCGTCTTTCTAATGCTCAATTTCCAGCGGTGTTTGTGCAAGGTGCAGAAGAAACGAGGGGAGATATAACCCTAATCGGTATTCGTGAATCAAGCATCAATTACCAAATAATTGGCTTTGTGAAAGGGCCAGACATTGATACTTACAGAAACGAATTAATCGAAGGTATTGAGAACGCTTTGGAAGTTGATAGAACCAGAGGCGGTCATGCTAAAGATACTCAAATACTGTCAGTAGATACCGATCAAGGCGCGACTGATCCGATAGGCGGTATTACCTTGACTGTCCAAGTTCGTTATCAATACATGAGAGGTTCTAGCTGATGAAAATGTATAGAGATAAATCATCCGTGATTGTTCACCCTTCACAGATTGAGAATATGAAAGTTCGTGGCTGGAGCGATAAAGCACCAACCGCAAAACCAAAGAAAGTAACTAAACAGGAGGCCGATTAATGGCTACGCATAATAGTTCAGAAGGCATTATCAAAATCGGTTCCGACACTCTTGGAGAGTTGCGGTCATACAGTTTAAGCCAGACTGCGGCAACCATAGAGACAAGCACGTTAGGTGACGCGGCTAAAACCTATACGGCAGGGCAAACCTCTTTTTCTGGTTCTGCGGAAGCCTATTGGGACGAAACTGATGCGGCTCAAACTGCAATCACTGTGGGTTCATCTTTAACGATCTCTTTCTATGCAGAGGGAGCCACTAGCGGTGATAAGTATTACACAGGCACAGTATTAGTTACTGAGGTTGGTTTAAGTGCCGCCACTGATGGGATCGTTGAGACTTCTTTCAGCTTTACTGGTACAGGCGCACTGGCTTTATCTACTGTGTAATAAAAGTTTAACGGCTAGGTCTTATGACTGAAAGGCGTTTTCCCCGATGCGCTTGCCGTTAATTTAGTCGGGGGACTAATTGGGGAATTATTATGAGTGCCATTTTAGAAGCAGCAAAAGTACATTTTTCAGATCGTATGTCAGCAGAGCTTAAATGCGTTGACGTACCAGAATGGTCTACAAAAATATATTTCAAGCCAAGCATGAATTTTAAAGATCAGGGCGCAGTTTTAAAGTTGCATGGTGACAATAAGCCTGCCGAGGCGGTCATTATGACGTTGATCATTAAGGCTATGGATCAGAACGGAGTGAAGTTATTCAAACGCGCTCACATGACTGAAATGATGATGACTGTTGACCCAGAAGTTGTAAGCCGAATAGTCACAGAGATGAGTGACGATGATCAACCCACTGTGGAGGATGCAGTAAAAAACTAAAGCAGGATCATGATTTGCGTTTCGCCATGCAATTAGCGGAACACCTTCACAAGACGTTGGAGGAAATTATGAACCTAGACACTGATGAAATACTACTTTGGGCAGCTTTTTTGGAGTTAAAGAATGGCAAGTGAAAACGTCAACATCATCATCAAAGCGCACGACAGGACGAAGCGGTCTTTTCGCGCGGTAACGATGGGATTAAATGCCATTAAAAAAGTCGCTTTCTCAATGCAGACTGCTTTGATTGCGGTTGGCGTTGCTGGATTTGGTTATCTTGTTAAAAAATCTTTAGAAACTACAGATGCCCTTGGAAAGTTTGCAGACAAGATAGGCATAGGAACGGCTGAGTTAGGCGGTTTAAGACACGCTGCGGAGTTAACAGGTGTTGCTACAACTACATTGGATATGGGCCTACAGCGCATGGTGAGGCGCGTTTCAGAAGCAGCCAATGGGTCGGGTGAAGCTAAAGACGCTTTAATAGAGTTAGGGCTTAGTGCTAAAGCATTAAATACTCTGGCCCCGGATCAACAATTTAGAGCTATTGCTGATGCAATGGAGGGTGTAGCGGGGCAGGGTAACAAGGTCAGATTGGCTATGAGGTTGTTTGATACCGAAGGCGTGTCATTAGTGAACACTTTAAAAGGCGGCTCTGCGGCTCTAATCGAAATGGAAAAAGAAGCCGAGCGGTTAGGCATTAGTTTAAACCGAGATTTAGTCAAAGGTGTTGAAAGAGCTAATGATGCGCTCACTAACTTTAGCAGCTTTATTGGTGGCGTATTCACACGAACTATCGCAGAGCTTGCCCCTGCTATTGAGTCTATAACCCAGCAGTTGCAAGCATGGTTTGAGATGAAAGCAGCCAGCAGTGGAGGCGTTGCCCAATTAACAAAAAACATGGCAATCAGCATTGTAAGTGCTGCCCGGTCAATCGTGTCTGCTTTTGCATCAATTACAAACTCAGTCATAGGATTTGGAAATGCTTTAGGTGGTGTTTCAAATATATATGAACGAATATTTGGTGACAAACAAACAGTATCAACAATAGAGGCTAGCATTGCTGGCACTGTTCAGCAGTTAGAAATGCTTAAAAATTTAAGCAAAGGCAATGCCCCATTAATAGCTTCACAAGCCCCTTTAATTGCAGAGCTTGAATTATCGCTCTTAATGATGCGTGATTTGATAGAAACGGGCGATACCTTACAAGCATATAAAGACACGCCTCTTGTTGATGTGAGTGAAACATTAAAAGGGATAGATTTAGTCTTATTGAAACTTGCAGAAGTCAAATTAACTAATAATGTCGCGGAAGTATCAACAACCGACACAAGCCTAGTTGATCTCACAGCAATGACAAACGCCCAGATGATCGACCTACAAGATCAATATCAAGCCATTTCAGAAGGTAAGGCTTTTGAGCATCAAAGAAAAATGAACGAAATGACTCGCCTTTATTTAATCAAACAATCTGCAATACAAAAAATAGCCAAAATGAAAGACATTGAGGATTTAAAGGAAGAGGGAAAAGACACATTAAAAGTTTTAAGTGGCAGTTTTAAAGAGGCTTTTGCTCTTAACAAAGCATTTGCGTTGAAAGATGCCATTGTTAGTACCTACCTATCGGTATCAAAAGCCCTCGCTTCTGCACCTTTCCCCATCAATATAGGACTAGGTGCGCTGGCACTGGCTAATGGCATGGCTCAAGTTCAAGCCATACGCTCGACTCAGTTCCGTGAGAAGGGTGGCCCTATGTCGGCTGGTTCGCCTTACATTGTGGGAGAGCGTGGCCCTGAGTTAATTGTGCCAAATCAAGCTGCAAACGTGATACCAAATGACCAGCTTGGCGGTGGAAATTTCACCATCAACATCTCTGCAAATGATACGGCTGGATTTGACCAGTTATTAATGAAGCGCAGGGGAACCATTATGGGGTTGATAAATCAGTCATTAAATGAGCGTGGGAGGCCAGCACTCGCATGAGCTATCCAACATCACCAATTTTTAATGAAATATCTATTGAGTCTGAAAGCCCAACCTTATCGTCTACTTCTGTAAACGGGCGTATTCAATCGCGCAAGATAGGTGGGCAGAAATGGACTTTTACGGCTAATTATCCTCCTATGACTCAGGCCCAATTTAAGCCTGTCTGGGCGTATGTAGTATCCAAGCAAGGCTCTCACGGAGTATTTACTATAATTCCTCCTGTAGTGTCCTCTACGGGCGGCACAGGTACGGGGACAGTGACTTGCACAGCTACGGCAGTTGGCGCAACAGCAGTAACAATAGCTAGCCTAAGTGGAACACTAAAAGCAGGCGATTTTGTAAAATTTGCAAACCACACTAAAGTTTATATGTTAACAGCAGACAGAAATGGTGCGGGAGCGATTGCCATTGAGCCGCCATTAGTTGCTGCAATATCATCTAATGAGCAAATGACATACACCAATGTTCCGTTCACAGTTCGTTTAGCTAACGATTTACAAAAATACAAGCTAGGTGCAGGCCAGCTTTATAGGTTTGAAGTCGATTTCATGGAGGCATTATGAGTCGCGGAATCCATGCTGACGTTATCACTGAGCTTGCCAAAGATTCATTTAATACGGCTCATTTATTGCAGATAGATTTTGCAACCCCGATTTATTTAACTGAGTCGCTTTACTCTATTACGCATGGTGGAAACACTTACGACTCAAGCAGTCATTTTATGAGCCTTTCGGATATTTCAGAAGCCTCAGACATTCAGTTGGGTAGCGTGTCAATTGGTCTTAGTGGTGTAAGCCAAGAATATATTGCCATTCTATTGGGTCAGACTTACATAGACAGGCGCGTGGTTATTAGCCGAGTCGTTCTATCCGATGCAAATACCATAATAGGAAATCCGATTGTAATTTATGATGGTCGAATTCAATCTTTTTCAATCAAGGATGGAACTAATTCAAGCAACATTAATTTAATTGCATCTAGTCATTGGGCCGATTTTGAGAAAAAGTCAGGCCGTAGAACCAATAGCAACTCTCAAAAAATACATTTTTCGGCAGATAAGGGCTTTGAGTTCGCGCCCAATACAATGCGTGATCTAAAGTGGGGCCGCGCATAATGGGACTTTTTAGCTTTGTTGGCGACATTATTGATTTTGTTGGTGATATAGGCCAAACAATAATCGACATTACTGTTGATGCTCTTGGTGATGTAGTTGGCTGGCTTGTAAAAATTCCAAATATGGATGATTTGGAGGCAAAATACAGAGGCGTATTAGTCAACAAACAATCCAATATCAGTTCCCGTCCAATAATATATGGTCAGCGGATGGTGGGCGGCACTCGCGTATTCATGGCAACGAGTGGGGACGATAATACCTATCTTTATATAGTGCTGGATTTGTGTGAAGGCGAAGTTCATGCCATTGGCGACATTTACATTAACGATGTTATTTCTACTAATAGTAAATTCTCAGGCTTAGTAACGATTAATAAATATTTAGGCACTGATAACCAAGCAGCCGACTCAACGCTTGTTTCAGCAGACATAGGATGGACTTCTGCACACAAAATGTCTGGCGTAGCTTATCTAGCAGTTAGATTAAAATGGGATCAGGAAACATTCAGCGGAATCCCAACCATTCATGCAGTGGT